ATGAAGATTCCCAGATGATAAGATCTGCTCTCTGGGAACATATCTGCAATGCTGACGTTCTCGTGAGAGGAGATGTGATTCGACAGACTCACTCTCAACCCTCTGGAAATCCACTTACCGTGATAATCAATTCAATTTTCAATGGTATTGCAATGCGTGTGGCTTATTTAATTCTCAAAGAGAAGGAAAATTTACCACTTATTTGCGATTACCGAAAATTTGTGAACGACATTATCTATGGTGATGACGACATCAAGTCCGTACACATGGAAATATTGCCTTGGTTCAATCAATTGACCATCACAGAAGCTCTTGCTTCATTTGGACTAACATACACTGATGAAACGAAATCAGGTAGTATAGAACCGTGGAAACGACTCGACGATACATCCTTTCTTAAAAGAAAGTTTGTTATTCAAAATGACGGAACCTATATGGCTCCCATGGATATTCCTAATATATTGGAAATGACAAACTGGATTCGCGGAAAGGCCAAACGTGCCTCAACAATCGAAAATTGCGGTTCAACACTAATGGAACTTGCCCTCCATCCGCAGAAAGTTTACGACCATTGGAGTAGTCGTATAAGAGAAGAATGTGCATTAGTCGGAATTAATTTTTCGACTCCAACATGGTTCGAACAGATGGAAGAATACCGCTTCAATCGCGATGCTTATGCTCGAACCGAATATGTACCTCTCTGGTAAACCCCAATTAAGGATGTGATCTTAGGCTTGGAATTTAAACGGAATACTTCCTCGCTTACTGCTATCCTTTCTCTTATAGAGTGTTGCTGTGCTCTGGTGATACAGCTTCCGAATTCAAGGTAAATAGTCATCTACCCTTGTCTTACAACATGACTTCTAATACTGAATCTTATGATCAAGAACAAAACACTGTAGTCGATTCAACTCGTGGTAATTTACTCACCGACGTGCAAATGTCCGCTGAGTCAGTTCCCATGACTTCTACCGCTACGCAAATGGCGCTCAATGATACCACTAAACATGATATCATGAGCATACTGGAACGACCTGTGAATTTGGGAACTTTTGAATGGAAAGCTGCTGATGCTGCAATCCCTGTTCAACTGACCCCAACTGCCTATGATGCTGATACCAAAAATTATCTTCGACAATTCAATTTTCCTCAAGACATATTTACCAATTCGCCTATTGTGGTAGATAAGCTTAAAAATTATCAATATTTAAAAGCTGATATTGAAATTGAAGTTAAAATCAATGCGCAACCCTTTTTGCAAGGAGCACTCATGTTAGTTTATAATCCCTATTATAACGAAACTGGTGATTTCCGGCGCAAAGGTACGCGTTTCCTCGCCTCTCAAACCTCTTGTCCGTATAAGATAGTGTCCATTGAGGAGGGAAATAGTCTTAAAATAACTTGTCCGTATGCAAATATCTATGATCTTTTTGATCTTGGTAATTCTTCGAACCAGTTTGGGACCGTTTTCCTCTATGTATTCTCTTCTTTGTTGGGTCCAACAGGAAGTGAAACAGCGAAATACACTGTTTTTGCTCGATTTGTCAATCCTCAATTCTTCGTGCCTACTAGTAATGATGTCTTATCTACTTTTAGAGATGAACACGATATTAAAAGACTGACTGGAAAAGGTTACAGAGTTGCACAATCCGATATTTCACCTACCGCTAGTAAAGATACCGGCGAAGTGGAAGCACGCGGACCAGTGTCAAAACTGGCTTCTGGCGTTTCCACGGTTGCTGATGTTCTTTCAGGCGTTCCCGTGATAGGAAAAGTGGCTTCTACTGTAGCATGGGTTTCTCGTGCTATAGGAAAGACTGCTGCAACTTTTGGCCTTTCTAAACCAATTACAATCAACCCTCAACAAATTAGAGTCATCAAACCAAATTCTACTATCATTCATTCTGAAGGTAATGACGATTCAACTACATTAGCCCTGTTACAGGATAATGGAATTGATGGGTCATCCTTCATTCCTGAAAATAAGGATGAAATGTCTCTATCTTATATCTTTGGAAGACCAAATTTCTTCCATGTCCAAACTGCTGATTCTACTAGATTCTCTGCCCGCAAATTAATAACAAGCTGGGAAGTGTCTCCTTTGTCAATTTATCAATCTCAAAATACTGAAACCTCACAAACAATGTACATGGGTAGTTTTGCTTATGCTAGTATGATGGGAACATTATGGCGTGGTACAATCAACTATGATATTATGGTAGTGAAAACCCCATATCATCAAGGTAGATTTGCCGTCGTTTTCTTCCCAGAAACTAACTTAGCAGATATCGATTCAACATCGCCTGATCAACTAGGCGATTTGTTAAATACCAATTACAACGTTATATGCAATTTGAAAGATAGACAAGACGAAAATGGAAGAACTACTTTTAGAGTCTCTGTTCCTTATATATCAAATACAGATTGGCGCGAAACCTACAAACGAACTAACAACACTTCAAATCCTGGTCCTGATCCAACTACTTTAGATACAAAAACCGGATGTTTGGCTATATACTCTGTAGTCGATCTATCAAATCCTCCAACTGTTTCTCCTCAAGTTACTTTCTTCATCGCTCATAGTGGTGGAGAAGATTATCAGATATCTCGCCCAACTCTAAATTTAGCTCCTGGCTTCCAAAGCCGTTATGCTCAATCAGACGTTGGTGCTGTTTTAGTGCCAGCGGATGAAAATTTATTGGTTCCATCTCACGTTACTTGTGACGTCACTGCGCAGACTACTGGTGAATATTTTCTCAGCTTGCGAGCACTTTCCAAACGATTCAATCTCTTGGGATTTTTGTCTCAAGTTTCTGATTACATTGGAATTCGTACTCGCTCCTTTACTGAGAACCCCACCAGTGGTGTGCGCAATATGTCGCAAACAAGTTTCACAGACGAAGTTGCACCGACTTCGTGGTATATGACCTCCTTTCTGTATAGATTCTATAATGGATCTTCCATGCTCAAGATCTTACCTCCTCAAGAAGGGATGATTACTGAAGGATATCTTCGTTTCGATGAAGACACTACTTCAATAACTATCCTTAAGAGTGAAGATGCTATTGGGCAACCAGTTTTTCAACAAATGCAAGCTGTTTCTAACGCTTATGAAATTCGATCTCCTTATTACAGAGGCGTACGCGCTGATGTAGTAGGATCAACACAAACACCTGTCCTGAATGATGTACGAACGTGCATTCGGTCTCGAAATAGAGGCGGATTTGGAGACCTTACTGCTCCTTCATATTTATATGAAGCTGCTGGTGACGATTTCAATTTCTTCTTTATGGTCGGACCTCCTCCTATGATGGACATCAAGAACGTGGTAAAAATCTCCTCGTTCCCGACTGGAACAACAACAACAATCACTCCTACAACTATTACTAGCTCTGCTGTACAAACAATAGATGGTGAACGATATATTGGCTGCTTTAATGTTGGGTTATCGGCAACAGCACCTCCAGTGTCTGCTACCAAGGTATATCACATTTCAAGTGCGTCTCGTACGTCCCTTGATGTGATTTATTCAAACCCTACTTTAAGAGTAAGCGTTCCTCTCTCACAATGTCGAGTTGCTAACTACACCACGACTAACCGACGTCTCTTTGCACCTATAAATCCTGGACTAACAATCAATCTTGCTGCCACTCAAGCAGCTTGGAAAGCTTATCCAGCGTTTACTGCGCTGTTGGACTTCTAAACAATTCTCCCAAGCCCGAAGCATTCTTCAGAATGTGGACAGGCCTCCGGTAGAAGGTTTTAATATAGACTTAAATTACCTATATAACTATTTTGATTATTATCAAAGTGAACACCTCCACCGGGGGTGACTAGCTTTTATAATAGCGTGATAAATAGCGTTATTCCTTTTACATTAATTGGCTG